TTACAGCACCTTTATCGTCTTTATCACCTCTTCCTGTTTTCGCTTTTTCTCCTCTGTCAGATGTGCATAAGTGTCAATTGTCACAGATGTTGATGCATGCCCCAGAATCTCACTGACAGCCTTAACATCAGCTCCGGCAGAATATGCCAATGTGGTATATGTATGTCTTGCCATGTGAGGACAAAAGTTTTCAAGCTTCTCTTTTCCATTTTCCTCTGCTTCTTCGTTGTATGATTCTATGATTCGGTTAATCAGATTTAAGAATCCAGGTTCATTCCAGACACGCCCAACAGAATTTGCAAATACAATGTCTGATACCTGCCTCCTGATGTTTCCGGAATCATCTACAAAAGGAATTGACATCGTAGGACCTGCATTCCTCATTTTTTCTTTCAGAAGCATTTTTCGTACCTCATTATTCATCGGAATCGTTCTGACTGATGTTCTGCTCTTCGGAGAAGCCAACGCCATAGTAAAACCGAAGTCTTTTTTCCGGTAACGGTTGACCGTCTTATCAATGGTAAGCATATTATTTTTAAAATCTACATTATCCCATGTAAGCCCGGCAAGCTCTCCTATCCTTACTCCTGTATTAAATAAGAAAATAAATTCTGGATAAGCATAAGAATACTGGGGACTTGTCTTTACATAATCCATAAACAGCTTTATCTGATCTGATTCTATTGCTGTACGTTTCTTTGCTCCTGTCTGAGGTATCTGGAGATTTCTGGCCGGATTCTTCAGTATCACATCTTCATCCACTGCACATTCAAATACTGCATTTAAACAGCTTTTTAAATTCGTCATGGTAGAAGTTTTCTTTCCATCCTTAATCATTCCATTGACGATTTTCTGGCAGTCCACCTTTTCAATCTTACAGATTGGCTTCTTGCCTATTGTTTTTCTAATATATGTATTGTAATAGGATTTATAGTTGGTGCAGGTTGTCGCTTTACGCCCGCTCTTGGCAAATGTCTCAAACCAGTAATCAAAATACTGATTTAATGTCTCTTTTGCTTTCTTTGTGTTGAACCTTGCCCCTTTATCAATCTTACATAGCAAATCATTCTCCTGCTTACGGAGATCTGCCAGACTGGCAGCTGTAATTGTCACACGCTCTCCATCAACCATTTTACGGAACATATATCGCTGATTCTTTTCATCGTAGTATTCACCTACGCGGAGGTTTCTACCTTTAATGTCTTTTCTCGCCATAGTAATTCCTTTCTTAATATTAAGGCAGGGCAGCAGTCCGCCGCCCCTCTGATTATCCCAACAATCTTAAAACATAAGCATGAATTACTTTCAGCCAGTGAAGATCATTACATTTCTGAATCAGTTTAATAGTTTCTTCTTTGTAATCCATATCAATATCCCCTGTTCTTTAATACTCTGGCAATGAATCTATAGAAGAATTCAAGCAGGCTATCATCATTTACCTTCTGTAATATCTCAATAGTTTCTTTCTTGTAATCCATATTAGTACCCCCACTGTCTCTTAAATGAGACAATTACGTTATACAAAAATTTCAGAAATTTCTCACTCTGGATTTCATTCAAGAGATTTCCAATTTCTTTTTTATAATCCATGCTATACCTCCGTACAACTATCCTATCAGCGTTTTCATGAATACATAGATTGACCTTAGCCAATAAATGTTATCTATCTTCTCCAGCATCTCAATTATCTGCTTTTTGTAGTCCATGTTATACCTCCGCCACTTTTGCATTGTCCTTTATTCGCTTTACCATCAAATAATTTGCAAGATTATGTACCCTCTTGAGGTCTTCCGGATCATTCATCATTAAAGCATCTGTAATCAGCCAGAAACGCTCCTGATCTTCCTCTGATAATTCCATAAATGCTTCATTGCCGGAACAAGCTATCCGAAAGAGTTCTGCCAGCTCATAGATGTGCTGTAATGATCTTCTATCTTTGTTAGCCTGGACAACGTCCATAATTGCCTTTCTGCAAGGAACCTGAGTTAAATTACATTTCTCCATTGTTTTCTGCCTCCTGTTCCTTTTTAATCTGCTGGTTATAACATCCTCTAACAAATCCAAAAGCTAAATCTAATAGTTCTACATTATCCATCCTTAACACCATGCTAATAATATCTGACTGCCTGGACAATGCTCGAACCTGCTCACGACACATATTCCAACTTTCTTCCCATTCTTTCGCTTCTTCCTTTGCTTCCTCCAGCTGTTTCTTGAGATCTGCGATAATCTCTGTTGCAAGAGCTGTGCTTACTTCTTCTGTCTCCTGTGCCGGAACACCTGTGGCCTGCATCACTTCTGTTTCTTCTGATATTCTTAATGTTTTTTCTTTGCTCATGCTTCATTCTCCTCTCGTTCTAATTCGTGTACATAATCACATACTTTAGCAGATATAAATCCACCTGCAAAAATCATAAGAACGTCCATTACTGATATCATTCTGTCCATTCCTTTCTTTTGTTGTCTGAGGGGAATGAGTATGTTATAATACGCACAGCCCCTCAATTTTAGTCGGTTGTCGGGTTACTTTGCCTTTATCAGAGTTGCCGCTCTGGTAAGGGCTTTTATTAAATTGTTTCTACCTGAGACTTTCCAAAGAAACTTGCCTTGTATTCTGCGCCATCTCCCCGGCTTCCCCAGATCAGCGAACATCCAAATAATGCCTTGGAACCGTGAACCACTTTATATCCCAGTTCTTTCCATTTAGCAAAAGTATTTGTCTCTTCAGTGATTCCTGCTGCCTGCTTCGCGTTTTCAATACGTTTTGCATTGATTTCCTCAGCCTTTGCGCTCAACCATGCTCTATGAAGAGCTTCTGCAAAGCGGATGTCCTTTGTCTTGCGGTAAATCTTCCATGCTTTCAGCATGATCTTTGATAAGTTGTACTTCATGTTCTTATCCCTCCTTTTATCGGAATTCCCAACAGCCCCGGCAGGCTTTAAACATCTAGCGTTCTGCTCAGTGCATCTCAGTCTCTCTTATCCTGCTTCCCGGTGTTCTGTCGCCGTCTTACTTTCCCTTTCGGTACTCCTATCAACTTTCGCTGTTGTTCTGTTCCCTTGAACTGATTATAGTATAAACGTTTATGTTTATAAAGTCAACAGTTTTGTTTAAATAGTTTTATTTCTTTTTTCCACTTTAATGTTGTCTTTTTAAATATTATCGTTTATAATTTATTTATATATCAAACATCAAATATTAGAGGTGAATTATTATGGCAGTTTCAGAACAAGTCAAAATATTATGTGTCAAGCTCGGTATAAGTGTATCTGAACTTGCTCGCTTATATGGTTCAAGTCCTCAAGCATTTAACCAAAAATTAAAGCGAGAGGGATTTACTCCAGCAGAACTCAAAAAAGTAGCAGAAGCAGCAGGATGTATCTACCAAAGTTCGTTTATTCTTCCTAACGGGGATAAAGTAACCGATTAATAACATGAAATACTCTCATACTCAAATTATAAAAACTAATTTTCCATTATGGGGCATTCCGCATACTGATCCTATTTATATTCTGGTCCCGTCTTCTATAGTAAATTCCGGAAAATCAGTCGATTACTATAACAGTTCTGTTAATTTTTCAGAAATAGATAAAGATATCAGGCGCGGATTATACCAAATAGTAACACCGATTCCTGATACAAATACCAAACAAATTTTCGAATCGTATATATTAGGATTAAAGAGTCTTCTTGAAAATTGTAATTATCAAGTTTTTAACGTTTGGGACTATGGATTGTTATATATTATTGAAAATACATTAATCCTTTATATTTCTATAAATATCGAATTTACCAATTCACTTGTTGTTGAAGAAATATTCGATGCTGGACATTACGATTTCGGAATAAAAAAATACACTCGCACAATCCCCTTGTGCTCTTACTGGGGATTTAATGGTATTTTGGGCTATTCAAATCCATATCACATAAGTAAGTATGAACTAATTAATACTGCGTTTCCTAATCTACAAATAAATGATTTATACAACAAATGGAAGGGAATTCCGTATTCTTATGCACTATTCGATCTTAAAGAAGGGCCTTATCATGGGATTGCAATTTGTCATACCAATGCGAAACAAACTTTAAAAAAAAATATATGACATTGGTTCAGATCTCTTGTTTGCCTGCGTTACATGTTCTAACCCAAAACACTTCAATACCTGGGCAGGATTAAAATATTTATTTACTTTTAATTCCGATATGCATACTGTTTTAACTGGTCGTTTGAATGGTACTTTTGATATTTCATGGAGAAAGAAAAATTTAGGAAATGGAAAACTCGGTATCGAAGAAAAAGGAATGTCATTTTGCTGGCTCACTGCATATATGAAATCTTATAATGATGTAGAATTATTAAAATCCATTGAAAAGGGAATGTATGCAGATATTGATTTATATGAATATTCAATTCCAGAAAACAAATGGAAATCAGAGCAACTTATGTTTCAATTAATAACCCAAATGTTTCCTAAAAAACCTGTTTACTATCAATATCGTGCCGATTTCTTAAAACAAGGAAACAGTCAATTGAGTTATGACGTTTTTATACCAAGTCTTCATCTAGCTTTTGAATATCAGGGGAAGCAACATTTTGAACCTATTGATTTTTTCGGTGGAAAAGATGGCTTTGAAAAACAACAATGGCGCGACAAGCAGAAACTCAAACTCAGCATTGAAAATCATATAACTCTTGTATACATCAATTATTGGGATGACTTAAACATTCAATTAATACAGCAACGAATCAAAGAAGCCCAGCGTAGAAATCAAATATAGTATATTTATCTAGGCAGCCAGTAGAGCGGCTGTGGTTCCCTGATCCTGAGCCTTGACAGGAGGGAATGCTTATGAGCGATTATGAGATTTTTATGATCATTCTGACGACAGCCAGCTTAATTGTATCTATCCTTACATACACACATAAGAAATAGCCGCCCTGCTCTCTGGTAAAGAATAGGCGGCTACGTCTTAAACATATATCTTGCCAGGACGGGGAACCTTGACTTCCCTTACTGGCTGTCTTGATAAGTATATTATATGCCAGCCCCCAGAATTTGTCAATTTCCATTTGTCCACACTCTCATCTGCTGCCGCTTCGCCTATTCAATTTATCGGGATTCCTTCTCAGCATTTCCCTTATGCTTTCCACACCGTTCATTGCTTTGTAATAATCGTCTATTTTTCTTTATTCTACCTTACCCTATACAATAATACCCTTGCACTGTTTCCATCCATTTTCACCTTGTTTTATGCCTGTACTCTGGGCAAATAAAACATTTCACGCCGTACACTGTATATACCGCATAGCTTCCAGTCGATTCTTGCAGTCCTGGTAAATATCTTTGTAATTACGTCCTGCTGCCATGCCAGTTCTTAAAGTATGCGCTATCAGATGTTCCACCAATGACAGATCATCTAACTGACTTCCAGCAGCAGTTGTCTTGTCAGTGATTCCTACACTCTTATATGCCAGTCTGGTATAATTGCTGTAATAGTGATCTGCGTGAGTGCTTCCCTGCGCTCTGGCATATTCCACAAATTTCTTGATAACATCCATCTCTGCTCTTCTGGTGGTTCTCTCTTCCTGATCTGCTATCTGATAAGCAGCAGTATTCTTTTCATAAACAAGTCTTTCCATCCGATTGAACGCATCAATATACTTCCATTTCCAGGCATCCGCCTCTTTTCCAGTAAAGCCAAATGCCAGGAACACAAAGCCATCTTTATTCAACAAATACTTTTTATTATATTTTCCGGAAGCATCTTTATACTTAGATGGCTTGATGCACTGAACGCAATTTTGCGTTGAGTCATTTGCCAATAAATTCTCTATTGCTCTAATGACATCTGAATGCCTTTTTCCAAATTTCTCCGCTACCTGTAAACTATCACATACTGCTTGTTCATTTTTAAGATATACTAAATCGTCTATAACAACGCTCCTTTCCGCTCTGCAATTATTTTCCGAGCTATATAAGCCAATGCTTCAAGTTTTTTCAAGTTCTATTTCGGAAATAACTGTACTGTTATGGGGCTACATATAAAAAATCTCAACATTTCTCAACAACCATGAGTAAATATGTTATTGCTTTTCGGCTATATATGCTAAAACACCATCATTTTCCATCATAATGCTGTTTCTCACGCTTCCCTCACGCTTCGTTATCCATTCGCGCGTATTATATACAGCCCCATATCCTTACAGTACCGTAATATTTCACCTAATTTTCCATTCTATTGCTAAAATGGATATCTTCCGCATGCCTGTAGTGCAGATCTGAATAATGCCAGTGTTTTTCGTTTATATCCATAAACATCTGCATGGCATTTGTAATTCTGATCAATCCCTTTTCTGGCAAGGACCTGAAATGCCACGCCCTTGGATATACTGTAGAAGAGATCATCTTCAACCATAGGATTGCATTCATGCGCACATTGTAACAGCAGAAGCTTGTCCGGCAGTTCCAGATCCAGACAATACTGCTTCAGCTGTTTTTCCTCTCCCTTTTTAAATCCATAATCTGTATAAGTTGCTTCTCTGGTTCGCATAATTTCTTCCTTTCTTTGCTCCGCTTTAAGTTGTTCCTGTGCCATTTACACACCTCCTAACAAGAATGGATTTTGACCGCCATTTCTGCGTCTCCTAAGCTCTGCTTCATCAATGATAATGTCTAACAATTTTCTACCAGATGCATTGACTGTAACATTATAAGTATTTCCATCTCCCTGTCCTTTTCCTGATTCTTCCCGGACAATCTGTCGCAACAGGCTTTCAGGTGTTTCCAAGTTGTTACCTTTTTTCTGGTCGCCTAATACCGCAAGGAATTCTGACCTTGGTGGAATAACTGCGCCACTGGCCAGATACGGAACTGAGTTTACTCTTGGAAGGCTCATGGAATAATTTCCCCATCGGCGTCCGCCATTAGGAAGCTGTACATTATATGAAAACGTAAAACCTCTTTCAATTCCCGAGATTGCACTGTTTATGTTATTAATCATACCGTTTAGGTCAGTTTACAAGGAACTACACGCAGACCGTGAAACGGGCTGCTGACAACAAACGGCGCTATGCTCCCGGCTGGGTGCATAGCACCTGTTTGTTGCGGGGGTTTCCAAAGGGGGCAGCGCCCCATTTGGCACACGACTTTGCGGAGCAAAGTGTAGTGTGTTATACGCTCTGTCGGCGTTGCCCTGAAAATACCGTTGCCGCCGGGGAGGGCAAGGGCATTTGACGCGGCAGGAAAGCAGGGCTTTGTTTGGGGCTGGTAAGCCGGAAACAAAGGGCTGATTTCAGCAGCAGACAGGGCGTATTATGAAAGCCCCCGTCCCTCGTCCTCCGCCCCCGGCCTATGGGACAAAAAGTCCCAAAGCTCTGGACACCGTGACCAGATGTGTGGCCACACTCCGGGAAAAGTAGCAGGACGGCAGGAAACCGTCAAGGCTGAAATGAATGGGCTGACGCCCGGCCTTGACCGTTCCCCGCCGCCCCGCTGGATGGGTGGACAAGGTGGCCAATCCCTAAAAGTGTTTGGCCGCACTCGTTCATTTTGGGGCCTTTCTTCTCCCAAAATTGAAATGGGCGGGAAAGCCCTAAAATGGCTTTCCCGCCTTGATTACCCATTAGCAAAGACGGGCGAGACTGTCAACGGCGGCGCTGAAAGCGCCGTTCATCTTGACCGTTGACTGGCTCGCCTGGCTTTGCTACTGCCCGTAAGAGATGGAAAAACAAGATGGAAAACAAGGTTAAAAATGGTTGACAAGTCTATCGGATGTGTGTTATACTGTGCGACAGTTTGAGATTGGAAGGAGGCTTACGTGTGTTAATTTGTGTACGCTAATAAGCAATAAAAAGTAGAAGTACCTTTCCACATGATGGTGGGCTTTTTTTGCGTGCGTATGCAAAGGAACACGTAGGTTTGACACGAGCAGTCTTTGAACTGTATCGTGGTGTTTTTTCGTGCTTTGTTGTTATGCAGGCGTCTGCCCTCTCTGTGGGACAACGCCTGCTTTTTATTGCAGAAACAAAGGAACAATGCAATAAAAAAGGAGGTTCGCATTATGACCCAAAACAACAATTCATGGAGAAAAACTTATTTTACACTTCTTGCCGGACAAGCAATATCCTTTATTAGCAGCGGTATTTTGCAAATGGCCATTATCTTTTATTTGGTTGCGAAAACTAATTCTGCAATCATATTGACGGCGGCAACACTGATTGGATTTTTGCCGCAAGCCTGTTTAGGCCCGTTTGCAGGTGCTTTTGTTGACCGGCACAGCCGTAAAAGCGTAATGATTGGTGCGGATTTGATAATTGCCGCCGCTGGCGGTATTCTGGCGCTGGTGGCGTTTTACATGGAATTGCCCGTATGGTCTATTATGGTTGTCCTGTTAATCCGAAGTGCGGGAACTGCTTTTCATTCTCCAGCATTCAGCGCAGCAACACCTATGATTGTGCCAAAAGAGGAACTTACAAAATGCGCTGGTTACACGCAGACCATGCAAGCAGTAAGTGCGATTATCAGTCCAGCTGCCGCAGCGTTTTTATATGCTGTTTGGCCTCTTAATGCAATTATATTGTTAGATATTGTGGGTGCAATCCTTGCCTGTGTGACTGTTGCGATTTCGTCCATACCAACGCCTGAACTATGTCCAGAAACGAAAAGACAACAGTTTTTACAGGATATGAAAGAGGGGTATGTGGTATTAAAGCAAAACAGGGGCCTCTTTGCTCTGCTCTGGATTGGTGTAATTTATATGTTCTTTTATATGCCAATCAGTACGCTTTTTCCTCTCATCTGTATGTCATACTTCAAAGGAACACCGGCCCATGCCTCTGCCGCTGAAATTGCTTTTGCGGTTGGTATGCTGCTTGGCGGAGTCATTCTGAGCATTTGGGGCGGTTTTAAGAAACGGCGGTACACCATCGGTCTTTCCGTTCTCCTGATGGGCGTTAGCAATATGCTCTCCGGGCTTTTGCCGCCAGACGCATTTCTTGTCTTTGTTGTGTGCTGTACTGTTATGGGAATTTCCGCTCCATTTTACGGTGTGCAAAATGCGATTTTTCAAGAAACGGTCAAACCAGAATATCTGGGGAGAGTTTTTTCTCTACTGACAAGCGCCGCTTCCCTCGCCATGCCGTTTGGCCTTGTCATTTCCGGGCCTCTGGCGGAGCGGCTGGGAGTTGAGAAATGGTTTGTCATTTGCGGAATTGGCATTATCATCGTTGCGCTTGCCGTATTTTTACTACCCGGTTTGAGAGAGATTGACAATACGCAATAATCAACTGCACCTTTTTCTATTACTAAACAAAATGCCTGGATGGTGGTTCTGAAAAACCAGAACCGCCGTTCAGGCATTTTTTATCTTCGTCCTCTCTGCGGTTTTGGATTCTTCAGCAAGTCGGATTTTTCCGCAATCTTTTTCAGCCACTTCCGTTCTTCTACTGACAGCTTCCTAAAATTCAGCTTGAGCCGTTTGCAGATAAACGCCAAGTACGCTTGTTCCGTGTCGCTGTCCTGGCTGACGATTTCACCAGCAGTTTCCAGCATTTCTTTTAGCGGGTTATCCTCTGGGACGCTGAAAAAATCGTCCTTGTGTGTTTCCCGCAGAGCAAGGGCAATCCCGTTTATGTCCCGTTGTATCACATAGCGGCAAAACTCGTCCTCATCAATATGGGCGGTGATAAGCTGTCTTAACTGCGTATCACTCATGCCAGGATTATGCTTTTTTATAACAGTTGCGCTCATCGTGTCCACTATGGCGTTTGCACCCTGCGCCTGTTTCAGTGCCGTTCCGTTCACATAGATTTCAAGGTCAGCCATCAGCCGGGGGAAATCCGGGTGCGCCGCCAGCTCACACAGCAGGGTATTGTCTATCCTCCCGCTTTTCAGCAGGTCAATCATTTCATCACTCAAACGCAGGTCTGCAAGATCGGCGTTTGGGTGATTTTTCATTTCAGACAGCCCCAGCAGATAATCAGCGGTCACACCGTAAAACTTCGCCAGCCGGATAAGGGCATAGTGGCTGATGTCCTTGAAGTCTTCCGTTTCGTAACTGCCCAGCGCAGACTTGGAAAGCCCGGTCTGCTCCGCAAGCTGCCCCAGCGTCAAGCCACGCTCCACACGTAGGTCTTTTAATCGCTCTTGTATGGATAAAGACATATTCACCCTCCTTGCTAGCTCAACGAAAGAGAAGCCGTTATGCTATGTACTATGCTCATAGCATAACGGCATAGGCATTTACAGTTTTATTTTACCATTTGCTACATCTTCACGAAATTTATCAACAAGCTTCGCTGTCAGCTTGGATTTACCGTAGTGTTCAAGTACAAAAGTACGATAACTTTTTCCATCTACAAGCACATCACTTTTTCTGGTCAACAACCAATTTCCGTTACCTCCTCCCTGTTCTCTAATATTCCAGTCTTTCCCATATCTTTTATAGATTTCATCTTTTTTACCTTGAACAGACATTGATTCGCTTGGAATATAAACAATTTGCATAATAGCTCCTCCTTTATTTTGTGCAAGAAGACCAGAAACCTGAATTTGTCTTTTATCTTTTTTTGATTATATCACAAATCCGAGAGCGTGGAAATAGGGAGTTTTTCAGGCTGATTTCCTACCTCTTGGATATACGGCACAGGCGGTCAAAAAGGTGTAGACTTGGGATAGTTCATCGATGGACAAGCACCTTGGAAACAGAACACGCCAAAGAAAACGGAGGGACGCATGAGCAAAAGACCCTATCAACACCTGCCGCCGCTGGAACACAGGCCGGACGGCTCCCCCTACCGCATAACCCCGCCCCAGAAGAGACGAGCCAGCGGCCTGATACGCCGGGAGTGCTGCAACTGCGAGGACGGAAACTGCCTTGCGCTGGACGATGGCGACACCTGCGCCTGTCCGCAGATGATTTCGTTCTCCGTCTGCTGCAAGTGGTTCCGCTGGGCGGTCTTGCCGCTGGACAGGACGCTGGAAGCGGAGATTTACCGGGACAGGGACTTGAAACGCTGTGCGGAGTGCGGCGGTGTGTTCGTCCCGAAGTCCAACCGGGGCAAATACTGCCCGGACTGCGCCGCCAGAGTTCACAGGCGGCAGAAAACAGAAAGTGAACGGAAAAGGAGGTCTGCTGTGGACAGTTAAGAGCGGGAAAAGCCTTGATTTGCAAGGCTCCGCAAGCCCTCAACCGGGGCGGCTGGTATCATTTATCATTCGCCCCGGAAAACGGGCCTCTAACCGTCCACAAAACACGCTATGACAAACACGATTTATATTCACCAGCCGGAAAAGGCGTTCAGTTTCACCCGGCTCCCCAATTTCCTTTTTGAAGCACCCACATTCCAGCCCTTGAGCAACGAAGCGAAGGTGCTGTATGCCTTTGTCCTGCGCCGGGCGGAGTTGTCCCGGAAGAACGGCTGGGCGGACGAGTACGGGCGGGTCTACCTGTACTACCCCATCTGCGAGGTGGTCGCTTTGCTCCGCTGCGGGCGGCAGAAAGCGGTCAACACCCTGCGGGAGTTGCAGTATGCGGGGCTGGTGGAAATCCAGAAACAGGGCTGTGGAAAACCCAACCGCATTTACCCGAAATCCTATGAAGCGGTTCCAAACACCGACTTCAAGAAATCCGGTTATGGTACGCCGGAGGGCTGAAAACCGTACTTGGCGAGTACGAAAATCAATCCTCTTGAAGTACGGAAATCTGACGGTATATAGAAATACAGAGATTAAAACCATCTATTTACATTCATTCCATTCCAATCCTATCAGAGATATTTTCGGCGGGAAAACCCGCCGGAAAGGAATGGAATGGGGAAAGGAGTTCAATGGCACAACACGCAATTTTGCGATTTGAGAAGCACAAGGGCCACCCGGCGGGGCCGCTGGAAGCCCACCATGAACGGAAAAAGGAGCAGTACGCCAGCAACCCGGACATTGACACCAGCCGGAGCAAGTACAATTTCCACATCGTCAAGCCGGATGGCCGCTACTACCATTTCATTCAGAGCCGCATCGAGCAGGCCAGATGCCGCACCCGCAAGGACAGCACTCGGTTTGTGGACACGCTGATTACCGCCAGCCCGGAGTTTTTCAAGGGCAAGTCCCCAAAGGAGATAGCGGCCTACTTCCAGAGGGCGGCGGACTTCCTCATTGACCGGGTGGGCCGGGAGAACATCGTTTCGGCTATGGTACACATGGATGAAAAAACGCCCCATCTGCACTTGGTCTTTGTGCCGCTGACAAAGGACAACCGCCTGTGCGCCAAAGAAATTATCGGCAACCGGGCCAATCTGACGAAGTGGCAGGACGATTTTCACGCCTGTATGGTGGAGCAGTACCCCGACCTGGAGCGTGGGGAAAGCGCCAGCAAGACGGGCCGGAAGCATATCCCCACCCGGCTGTTCAAACAGGCGGTCAACCTCTCCAAACAGGCGAGGGCCATTGAAGCGGTTCTCTCCGGCATTACCCCGCTGAACGCCGGAAAGAAGAAAGAGGAAGCCCTCTCCATGCTGAAAAAGTGGTTTCCGCAGATGGAGAACTTCTCCGGGCAACTGAAAAAATACAAGGTCACAATCAATGACTTGTTAGCGGAAAATGAAAAGCTGGAAGTCAGGGCAAAGGCCAGCGAAAAAGGCAAGATGAATGACACGATGGAACGGGCGAAGTTAAAAAGCGAACTGGACGATATGCGGCGGCTGGTTGACCGTATCCCGCCGGAGATTTTAGCGGAACTGAAACGGCAACAGCGGCAGCATGGAAAGGAAAGGTGATCTTATAAGTAATATCAGATACAAAAAGGAAATCGAAATCGTGACTTTTCAGGGAAAGGAAATCACACTGGAAAATCTCTCCCCGGTGTTCACGCCGGAACAGGAAGCAGCCAAACGCCGGGAACTGGAACAGCAGCTTTATGAGGTGTTCCGCAAGTACGCCGACAAGCGGGAGAGTGAGGAAGCCGGGACATAAGGTTTTCCAAACCCATCATTGATTTGCGGGGCTGCTGGCGGTATAATAGAACTGTCAGCAGCTCCGTTTCTTTTTTAAGAAAAGGAGCGACAATATGAACAATCGGATAGACGCAATCTATGCAAGACAATCGGTAGACAAAAAGGACAGCATTTCCATTGAAAGCCAGATTGAATTTTGCAAATACGAGTTGAAAGGCGGTAACTGCAAGGAATACACAGACAAAGGGTACAGCGGCAAGAACACAGACCGTCCGAAGTTTCAAGAACTGGTGCGGGACATCAAGCGGGGCTTGATTGCAAAGGTCGTGGTTTACAAGCTCGACCGTATCAGCCGTTCCATTCTGGACTTTGCCAACATGATGGAGCTGTTCCAGCAGTACAATGTGGAGTTTGTGTCCTCTACGGAAAAGTTTGATACCTCCACGCCGATGGGACGGGCCATGCTGAATATCTGTATCGTGTTCGCCCAGCTTGAACGGGAAACGATACAGAAGCGGGTAACGGACGCTTACTACTCCCGCAGTCAGCGGGGCTTTAAGATGGGCGGGAAAGCCCCTTACGGCTTCCATACGGAGCCTATCAAGATGGACGGTATCAACACAAAGAAGCTGGTGGTAAACCCGGAGGAAGCGGCCAATATCCGGCTGATGTTTGAGATGTACGCCCAGCCCACAACTTCCTACGGGGACATTACCCGGTACTTTGCCGAACAGGGGATTTTGTTCCATGGCAAAGAGCTGATACGCCCCACGCTGGCGCAGATGTTACGCAATCCTGTCTATGTGCAGGCAGACCTTGATGTGTACGAATTTTTCAAAAGTCAAGGTACAGTCATTGTCAATGACGTTGCCGATTTTACGGGCATGAACGGCTGCTATCTGTATCAAGGGCGAGATGTAAAGGCCAGCAAGAAAAACGACTTAAAAGACCAAATGCTGGTACTGGCTCCCCATGAGGGTATCGTCCCCTCCGACACCTGGCTGACCTGCCGCAAGAAGCTGATGAACAACATGAAAATCCAGTCTGCCCGGAAAGCCACCCACACATGGCTGGCAGGAAAAATCAAGTGCGGGAATTGCGGGTATGCTCTTATGAGTATCTACAATCCCTCCGGCAAACAGTATCTCCGCTGCACGAAACGGCTGGACAATAAAAGCTGTCCTGGCTGTGGGAAAATCATCACTTCGGAACTGGAAGCGGTTGTTTATCAGCAGATGGTAAAGAAGCTGGCAAGCTACAAGACGCTGACAGGAAAAAAGAAAGCGGCAAAGGCAAACCCGAAAATCACCGCCCTGCAAGTGGAACTTGCCCATGTAGACAGCGAGATTGAAAAGCTGGTGGACAGTCTGACGGGGGCAAACAATGTCCTGTTCTCCTATGTGAATGTGAAGATAGCGGAACTGGACGGGCGCAAGCAGGAACTTCTGGCAAGGATAGCGGAGTTGACTGTGGAGGCCATCAGCCCGGAACAGGTCAGCCAGATTTCCGGCTACCTCGATACCTGGGAGAATGTATCTTTTGATGACAAGCGGCGTGTGGTGGATTTGATGATCACCACCATAGCCGCCACAAGCGACAGCTTGAACATCACATGGAAAATCTGACTGGCGGCACCCCTCCCGTCAGATACCTACCCTGTGTAGTCCCTTGTAAACTGTACTTTACTTTAGATATAATATTATTCAATGTAGTGCTGATTCTATCTGCCGCCCTGGATATTGCTCCGGAAAGACCACTTTCCATTCTGGATCCATAGCTTTCTACTTTGCCAACTAAGGAAGAAAGACTTTTGTCAATCGAGCCTGACATACCTCCAACCGTCCTATTGATTTCGTCACTGGCGTTTTTCCATTTTCTTGTCATGATGTTATACTGACTCTGGAACTGACTCTTAACACCTTTGGTCATCTCACCAAGACTTAAGTTGGCCTGTATCTTCATGGCTCGTACATTCGTTTTCACTTCTTTTGCAGAATTTCCCCAGTTAAGCACTGTAGAATCATTTACTCCTGCAAAATTTTCTTCTGTACTGAACTTAATTCCGGCTGTAGCCTCTTCCACATCAGTCTGAGCAGTCTTTATTGATGAAGAAATCTTCTCCTGCGCTCCGACAATATTGGTATCTACTGCTGTAGTAACCGCTGTAGTTGCTGCCGGGAACTCTGCCCCTAATGCTGCATTCAGATCATCCAGTGGTACACCTGCATTCTTCAAAGCAGTGTAAACCATGTTCAAAGCATCCTGCGCACTCTTGGCACTTCCGCCAGTGTCCTGAAGCTGGCTTCTGACTCCCTGATAGGTTCCGCTAAATTCGTTCCCTTTCAGACTTAATGTATAAAGAGTGTCCGATAAAACACCAATTGCTTCTTTCGCGCTCAGCGAAGAGAGGTCAATCTGTCCTGCACTTTCAGAGAATCCCTGTCCCAATGCCAGCACTTTATTGGTCATATCTTCTACGAAGGTACCTGTTACGCCTGCCTGAGCGCCATATTGTTCAAGTATTGCTTTCGCCTGCTCAGCAGATACGCCATATTCTGCCAACTTATGAATAAAGCTATCATACATTTCAGCATTGGATTTTCCCGCACTTTCATCGGCTTCAATCAACTTCCAGAGGTCTTCTGCCTGCTTTTGGGTTATTAGATTCGAGGAACTCATTGCCCCAGCATAATCATGCAGATATCCACCCGCCTGTGTCAGAACACCGTTTCCACCCTGTAAGGTTTCTATAAATCCTGCCAGCTTTTCTGTTCCTACAATTGCCGCCGTAGCTACCGCTGCGATCAATCCCGCTGTTCCTACCAATGGGGCAAGAGATGAAGCAAGGGAAGTAAATCCGCCCGCTGCCGCACTGGCAGCTTGTCCCAGTACAGATGTCAGGCTTCCGGAAAGAGCCGCTACTGCTTCAGATCCGATTATCTTCTTTCCTATTGCTCCAATCAGCAACTTTACCAGACTGCCAATCCCTGTTATATCTGCAATCTTTACAGCAATAAATGCTTTTCCGAGAAAAGCTGCTATTTTGCCGGCTGTGCCGCCCTCTTCCAACCCATCAAACAGACCTCCAATCGTTGTTTTGATTGCTTCAATGACCTGCCACAGATGTTTTCCCCAATCAATCTGGCTTAAGAATGTTCCTATTCCTTTCCCTACTTCTTCCCAATTTGTTTTTTGAGCCAGTCCAACCAAAGAAGTACATAAATTGTTCAGGAATATTTCCAGTTTCTGTCCATTGCCTTTCCAATCAAATTTTGATACAAAAGTATTGATTCCGCCCGCAATATTATCAACCATCTGTTTCCAGTTGAAATTGACAGCAAAATTGTAAAGAGTTGTAAACGCACCGTTAAGTCCAGTAGCAAGTGTATCTCCTATCTCTGAAAATGAAACAGTCGAAAAAACACCGTTCAGTGCATCCGCAACCGCCTTTCCAATATCAGCATAAGGAAGATTATGAACAAATCCGCTGAATATCTTCCAGGAAATCATGAACATGTTGCCAAGCAGCTGTCCAAGATTATTCCAGTTTACCTCATGAACCAGACCGGTAATACCTTCTGCAAATTTCTTTCCAAGATTCTTCCAATTTATTCCTGTAATCAGAAGATTCATAGTATTCACAAGAGTATTAATCCCAGCCCCTACAGTACGTCCTAACAAATCCCAATCAATATGATCAACCAGGCTATTAAATGTTCTTGTAAAAGCATCACAGAATTTTGTAATCTTGGGTCCAACATTGTTCCAGTTAATCACATCATAAATTTTCTGCAGGCCTTTATTAATGCCACTGGCAATATAAGCCCCCAACCCTTCCCAGTCCTCTTTTTTGATGAGCTTTCGGATCTTATCAGCAATTCCCTTTATAGAACTCGTGATAGGAACTTCTTCAAACATATCACCGGCAGATGGGTCAGTGTATTTGTTCCCGCCGATTGTCCCTGCACTGTTTACGCCATCATCATATCTATTAAGTTCATCAATCGGGCTAAGATATCCTTTTACTTCCTTTGCGGCTTTCTTGGCACTATCCGCTGTTTTATCCAAGCTGGCAGCATAGTCTTCCTGAACGCCTATTGCTTTTGTAAAAGTTTTTTGCCCGGTTAATGCTGCAATCAGCATACCTACGCGGGTAACCGCATCTGACATAAGATTAATAAACTTGACAAGAATCGGTGCGACTGTTGTCAATATTGGTGCGAATGCTGTTGCAAAAGAATTTTTTAATCTTGTCATACTGGACATCAATGAAGACATTGCTGTGTTTGCGGTATTAGAATACTCAGCAAGATTCTGAATTCCCGTCTTTACTCCGTCACCAACAGCATTTATAGCCTGGGACATGCCCGAAAACAATAGTGATATTCCCAACACCTCATCCAGACCTGCCTTAGAACATTTTGCCTGCTTATCGAAATTAAACATAGATTCCACTGCTTTTTTCATAGCAGAGACCATACTTTTTACAGCCGATCCTACGCTCTTTAAAGCAGAGCCAATGTTCTTCATGACTACACCTACACGTGCAGCAGCTTTCTGTAGATTCTGCATTACCAGAACAAGCTTGTTATTCTTTTCCTGATATTCCTCTACTTTTTTCTTCAGATTATTATATGAAGAATATAGCCTTCCGTTTATACGTTCCAGTTTCTGTGATTCCTCATCGTACTTCTGCAATGTATTTTTATAGGCATCCGTCGATTTAGGATCTATGTACGCACTGCCGGATACCTGCATCTCCTTCTGTTTGTTCTGCAGTCTCTCCATGTCTGCCCATATTTCATCCAACTGCTTATCTAGTTCTTTAACAGGCCCAGAATCAACTGGAAATCCCATATCAATCCATTCACGCTGTTTAGATTCTATTTTTTCAAAGTCTGTCTCAAGAGCCTTGATCTGATCCGAAATCAGCTTGTATCCTTCTGTTTCTATTTTGCTTTTACCCAGCTCATCCAGTTTAGATTTTAATTCAGCAACTTTTCTTTCCTGCTTTTCATAGCTTTGATAAAGGCTGTTAACTGTTGCAATCTGCCTTTGAAATGAATTTTTTGCTGTTTCTCCCATTTTTGATACCTGAGCAGTAATTCTTGTCATTCCTGCCTTGATCGTATTTAATCCTTTGGAAAGACCTTCTGTCTGAATCCTGGTATCAATGATGATTGAGCCATCAGCTGCCATATTATCTACCTCCCAACTATTTGAGGTCAGGGTACCAGTTCCCAATTACCAGTACCGAGTTATAAATTAGGGCTATCCTGTTTCCAGAACAGCCCGCATTTTCTTATTTTGCTTCGTCTTTTTTCGTGTATTTAGCAATATATTTGTCAATCCGTTCCTGCTGCTTCTTTTCTCTTTCGGCTAATTCCTTTTCAATGATTCCGCCAATTACAGTGATAATCTGTTCGGCAAATGTCTGTCCATCTTCCAGAATTGTAAACGGATGAGTAATTTCAAAGAAGTTCTCCGATACAGGAGCACCAAACAGGAAATCTATCTTTTCCCCAGCTTCTTTCTCCAGCTCAGGAAGAATCTCTTCCAGATCCTCCCCTTTTATTTTGTCACCTACACTTGCGAAAAACGCTGCTGTCTCTTTATATCTGTTTAAGATTCCAACATCTGTAGGAATAAATCGGAATACTCCCAGCTCATTTCCATCCTGATCTACAATCTCATAGTTCTTAGCACCTGTATTAAATGTTATCTTCTCTGCCATTACTTATCGCCCTCTCTCTCATATTTTTGAAGTTCCGTTTCAAGTCTCTGAAGTTCCCTGTAATCCTGCGCAAGTTTTCTATATTTTTCTGCCATTTCTGGAAGACCCTGTCGTAATGCTTCAATCATTACAGAAAGCATTCCCGATGACTTCTCCAAATCATCAAGTGCCCGTCTGGCAGAAGCATTTATTGCCGCCTGAAGCTTGTCCTGTTCATATTTTCTACTTTTCTTCATTCTGATACGTCTCATTGTCTTTCCCCCTTACCGCATCATAAATAGCTGCTAATTCCATGACTGCAACCAACATCAACATGTTAAGTAAAATCATATATATCATCTCCTGTCCTGTCGTGATACATATATTATCTCACATTTTGTGAGAACAGCTCTCTACCACTTTTGGGTGTTTTTGTTATTTCGACTGTCCATCGACAGTTCAAAGGCAACTGGCCTTTCGCAAAGATCGCGATTCAATCTGATATTCTCGCCTGTTCCTCGCCTGTTCGAACGCTCCAAGTTCTCGCCGCTTCCTCGCCGCTTTAATTCCATTTCTCACAGGTTCGTCACGGCTTTGTGCGGCTTTCCTGCGGCTTCATTATCAATAACAGGGACCCTCAAAATAGTGGATACCCATTTTTATAACTTTTTATAACTTTTCACTGCTTCCTCACTGCTTCAATCAGACCAATACCGTAAAAATCAGTAATAACGCATGACCGTAAATGACCGTATTTCTCATAATAGGTCTTTTATTGAGCCGTAGGTTCGGCAGCAGGATTTTTATTAAATACTGGCATCATCTCTTCTCTCTATTTTATCGGCTCATTTAGCCTTTTTCTTCCCTTACCCTTACAACTTTATCTTAGTTGCATTACAATTGATTTTTGCTCTGTTTTATTCCCATACTCCTGTATTTTCAGATATATTATGGCTTAGCCTTTCCCTCATCTGCTGACGCTGTTCCTCTGTATACTGTTTCGGTGGTGAAATCCGTATCCAGGCTACCGGAACATGAGCACAAATACTTCCGTCCTCATTATCAGCAACGATCTGGCAATCATCAGGATGTTTCTCTGCCAGCTTGCGGATTACTGACTTATACCGGCCCTGAGAGAATGTTAATGTTGCTTTAGTACCATTAGTCATAAATTCAATTGCATTTTCGTTACATCCATTCAT